CGCTGCGGTTGCCTGATGTATCAACGGCGCGAATAAAATATGTGCCAGTTCTAGCCGGGACAGTCGCGCTGGTTGTCGGTGCTGCAACACGCGGCACAAGGTCAACAGCATCTTGGAAATTCGCAGATGATTGGTCTTTGGTATGCCTTATTTGATAATGGCTCAAATCCAAATCTGCTACTGGCGACCAATCTAAGTGCGCCTCTGCGCCAACAATGTTGATGCGGAAATTCGTGACATCTGCTGGCCTTGCTGTCTTGCCGATAACCTGATGGCTGACCACTGTAAAGTTAGCAGACCGCACACCAAGCGCGTTGATAGCAAAAGCGCGGACATCATACGTCACGCCATCTTCCACGTTTACACGCTCAAAAATGCTGCCCTTACCCCTACCAACAATCGTGTAATCGGTTTCGGTGCTTTTCTTGGCCTCGACTTGAAATGTGTCCGCAAATTCGCCGCCACCAGAAATTGTGCAAACCAGCACAGTGGTCGCCACGTTGTTAATGATACGCAACTCGTCTGTTACTGTCAGGCCAACGTCGCCAACTACAAACGGGCTTGGCAAGTTCGTATTGGGGGCGGCATCAAACGCGGTTTCATCAATAGCCGCATCCCAGTCATAAATGTTTGACGCTGTTTCGCGCAAAATTAAATCAATGCCAAGTGCGGGTGAGCCACCGCCAGAATTATCATAAACGATTGCCCAAGATTGCACACGGAACAGCTTGGCACTCCAACCAAAGTCATCGTCCGTGATTGCAACCGTGTCGCCAGCTTGCAGTCTAAACGCTGTTAGCTTCGCCGGGTAACGCACAACAATTTCTTGACGAGATGACAAAAGATGTATCTTTGCCAATCGCTGCGCTTCGCTGGCTGTGTCGGTAAAAGCCAAGTCAAGCTGCGTTGATATTGTTTCGCCATCTTCTGTGGCATACGCGCTTGATGTTACTTCTGGGTAATCTGACAGCTTGTAATTATTAAGAGGCGCAAGAAACGTGCCTCTGACCGAATTAAATCGGTCACGCCGCGATGATTTGGTCAGCACCTCGATTGCACCACGGCAGTCGTCTTCTGTTAGAGTAATGGACGCGGCGCGGTGTTCACCAGCGTTTACATACCACTTGCCATTTGTGCGAACAAGGTCGCCCATCATGCAAGTCAGCATGTTTGTAATCACTTCGCTTTTTCTTGCGCCTGTGTCGATAACACCGTTTATTGTATATCGCGTTTCTGTGCCTGACAGCGTTGTAACTGTTTCGTTACAAACATTCTTTGCGGCAGTAAAGCTGGCAGCATCAAAATCACTTGCCGTGCTGTTAAAGCCAAACTCGCCCGACAGAAAATCACGCACAGCCAGCGCAGGGTTTGTTGAGTATGCGGTGGTGTCGGTGTCAGGGTCGTAAAGTTTTTTGCCGCGCACAATCATACTGACATTTGGGATGCCTGTTGGGAAGCTGTCGGCATGATACTCAAACCGCGCATAAACATAGGCAATGCCATTTAGAACGTGGTCTGATGTCCATTTACTGCTTTCGGCCACAAGGTCTGCATCTGCGGCTGTCTGAGTTCCGTCATAAAACTTAAAGCGCACGACAGAGCCTTTACCATCCTTTCTGTCAAAGAACTCCCCTGATGTGGCGGCATATCTTGGAACGCCAGCACTGTCGTTTTCAGATACAAATAGCCCTTGTGCTTGGTCGTTCAAATAGACAAGTTTCTGACCAAACACCGCTCTAGCCAATTCTTCAACTTCGTGCGAAGCAACTGCCATAACAAGATGCAGATATTTATTATCATCAGTGACATCCATAAACACGATGTTGCCAGCCGCTTTGACTTCGCCATAAATCAGCTTGCGATTGCCTACAGGCTCTCTGACCATAAGGTCACGGCCTTGCGCTTCTTGCTGAAACTTGGCTAGGGCTGCTGCTGCTTCGGCTGCGGCACGCTCCATTTGCACGTTGCCATAAGCCGTTGCTGTTGCTGCAAATATAGCTGCACCCGTGCTGCCGCCTGATAAGATAGTCGCGCCGACAGCAAGTGCCGTTTCGAGCGGGTTTTCAAAAGCTGCTTTGGTGATGTCCTCAATGTCTTCGAGGGCATCCTCAATAAATCCCCAACCCATTAAACTGGCCTCCCCCAAGTAATGTTCAAGTCTTGAATAGACGGAATATAATCCAGACCCTTATCGGTGGGGTGGTTAATCTTTTGGTCTTCTGGCGTGTAGCGGCGCACACGGCTTCGGTTTAAGTCAATCAAGCTGCTTTCGGCTGTAATAGTTAAAGATGATTTATCGCCAGCTTTAGCAATCGACATCGTGTCCATCTTGCCCTCAAACACCATATACGGGTCGGCAATCACCGCGCCAGATGTATCTAATACGCCCAGCCATATCCTCATCGGTTCGCCCTGAAACGCCTCCCCTAACGCCAGCGATACTGTTGCGCTGTTTAACGCGCTGAGTGTAATGCTTGCGCCGTTAGCCTGTAAGTCTGTTGTTTCGGTTGCGACATCTATATTGAGAAAGTCCGCAAGGCCAGAAAAGGTATTGCTGTCAAATGTGATGTCGCCATAGCCTGTCCAATAACGCAGCACCGTTGCCTCGTCGTCATTAAACTCTAACTCGATGGCATAAAACGGCGTTAAGCTATCACCTTCAACCTGTGTCTGAAAGCTGGAAGAAATACTGCGCGTCATAGTGCCTCCACAGCACTGAACGACAATCCATAAATGCTGGCTTGGTCGATGTTAAAATTAGTTTGGTTATTACTTAAGCGGAACAATCCAACCGTGTTGCCGCCCTCAATTATCCCGGCGTCTGCTGGCGATGACCGCAAATCAGGCCAGATGTCAACGGTCAACTCTCCGCTTGAATCAGTGTCAACATCGTTAAGGATTTTATGTAATTTTGGCTCCGACGACCCGCCTATCTGTATATAGTCGCCAGCCCTGAAGTAATTGGCAATGCTTGCTGTTGCGCCATCTAAAGCCAATGAGTTGCCCGTTTGGCTTGCGCCATTTACCCTAACAATGTCGCTTGCGTAACCTGTAACCGCACCTCTAGGTGATGCGCCGTTAGGGTCGCCAAGCAAGAATGTGCCAAAAGAACCGTTCAGCTTTAACAGAAATGAAATCCATTCCTCTGCCTCTGCGCGGTTTAGTGGCGGCAATGTAACCATTGCTTCCCAGCGTTGCCCGGCGTGCTTTTGCACTTGCTGTTTAAGCGTGAACGGCGATGTCGTAATGCCAATCGTGTTACGCGCGGTCAACGTTATATTTGCGATGCCTTTGGTTGTTGGTAGTGCAAGCGGGTAAGTGATAGCCATAATTAGTTCCCAAACGAATTAGCATATGAGCCGCCACGACGCGATGCTTCTAGCACTGCTGACTTGCTGGCCTCTTTAATCATCGGCAGCATACTCAAGACCTCTGAGCGAACAGCGGATGCGTTGTCAGAATTTACTGTCAGATTGTTCACAACGGTAACACCGCCACCGCCCATTTGGTTGTTTGGCACGATAGAACCCGAAGACGCTGGCACGAATAATTCAGCACCGCGTTCGCCAACGATTGTTGGTTTGCCACGCTGCACAGAGCCGCCGATTGCATTACCACTGGGGGCTGCTGCTGGCGCACCAGTGCCGCCAAACAATTTCATGCCCTTCAAACCTGTAGCGATTGACTGAACCATTTGCTCAACAACTAAAATGTCAAAAAGCCGTGAAATAATTTGCTTTGCCATCTCGCTGAACGCATCAGACGCGCTTTTTGTGCCAAGCGCGATTGCTTTGAATGTTTGGCTAAATGATGAGGCGATAGCGTCGGCTGAACTTTGACCGCGCAACTGTGCCTCTGTCAAAACTTTAGGTAAATCTTCGCCAGTCTTTACAACCTTCTTGAGTGTTGTGTCAAAATTTTCATATCCGTCAATAACTGATTGCAGACTTTCGATAGCGTCGTTGCCAAACGTCAATTTCTCAAGCGGTTCTTTTAGACCTAACGCTTGAAGCGGTGAAAGCGCATTAGCCAAAGAAATGTATGCGTTGGCTAAGTTTTGAACACCTTGAATGGTTGCCACTATTGCTTGAAGCGTCCCTACAGTTAAGAACTCGGCAAATTTTTGCAAAGCTGGCAGGACTGCGGCTGTGATTTGCTGACCAACAGATGAAAGTGTTTTGCCGAGACGGTCAAATCCGTCATTTGCGGCCTCAACGGCTTTGGCTTGGTCGCCTGTCAATTCAATAGTGATGTTGTTGAAATTGTCTTGCAGTTTTTGAAGTTCGCCAGAACCGTTCTTGAGTGTATTGATTAGCTTAGTGCCAGACCGCCCAAACAGGTCAAAGGCAATACGCACACGCTCGGCTGGGTCGCCAATCTCTTTCAGGGCATCAGCTACTTCGTCAAGAACCTCTTGCGTTGGCTTTATCTGGCCATTTGCGCCAAATACGCTAACGCCCAGAGCCTCAAACGACCTAACCGCAACACCCACGCCGTTGGCTGTCTCACCGATGCTGCGGCTGAAACGCTCAAGACCTTTGGTCAGTTCGTCGGATGAAACGCCTGTTTGCCCTGCCGCAAACTGCAATGACTGCAATTCGTTGACGGTCAGTCCAAGACGGCCACTGGCTTTAGCAAGTTCATCAATTTGCCCGGCAAACTGCTTGAGTGCCAGTGTTGCGCCCAATGCGACAACAGAGTTGCGAACATTAAAGACGGCTGATTTGACCTTACCAAGACCAGCCCGAACAGACGCAAAAGCACGCTGCGTCTTGTCAAAGGCTGTGATATTTACTCTAAGATTTTGGTCGGCCATCCGCTAACACTTCCAAATATGCAACCCACTCGATGAGTTCATTATAGGGCATATCTTCTATTTCGCCAATGGTCTTACCAAGTCGGTCGGCAAGTGCGATGACCACAAATCGGTCAGGGTCATCGCTTAATCCTTTTTTGCGTCTTCAACGCTGGCAATTTCGCCCATAAGTTGCCCGGCAACATTGCTGACAAGACCAACAGGCTGGCGCATCAACACAGGCTTGTCGCCTACGTCAAAGGCTTTGTTACCCTCGCCGTCCATTGCTTTCATAATCAACATATCAATCAGCCCTTCGAC